TTCTAATCCTTGCACTTCGCCAATACTCAGCCGTTATATTCATAACATCATATTCTTTTTAAATTATCAAATGTTTTACCTTGTTGCTTTAGTTTTAAAGTTAAAAAGATTAAAGCCTGTGTTTTAAGATAATTATCAAATGTTTTATTTTGATTATCTATTACTGAATTAATTATGTTTTGATAACCTTTTGCATCAGCATCTTTTAATCCTGACTTTTTAATATAATTATTGTATTTAATCTTAGCTTTTTTCTTTATTATTTCTTTGCTTTCATCTGTAAATGATATTTGATAATTAGCATAAAGAAATTCATAAATAGAAGGTAAGTGCATTACATTGTCTTCATGGTTAATTATTGTATGGAATCGCTCCGAGTTTTTTTCTTCACATACTTTAAAAAAGTAATTAGCTATCTGTAAATTTTGCTCAAAAAACTTAGTGATTGGCTTTTCAGTTGTTGGTGTTTGGTATTTAAACCATTCTTTCATCGCCTGTTCACGTTTAGGTGAGCTGTAATAACCTTTTAACCATTTAGTGAATGTTATTACTCCAAATCCAACAAAGTCGCCATATTCGCCAATTAAACCTTTTGTGAATGCTAAATCTAATTCAGATAACGTTGCAGCTTTGTATTGCTCAATAACTAAGTCATAAATAAAACCTGATACATTTTTAGTTTGTTGGTTATCTAAATTGTACTTTTTATTCTCACCACTTAATTCAATAGTCTTAATAACTATTGCATAGATTTTAGTTAATGATTCTTGTTTGTCAAAATGAATTATTTTTTTTTCATTCTTTGCCTGAACATAAGGTTTTAAATGTTCATTTACTTTTTTCATGGCTTCAACTTCTAAAGGTGAAAATCCATTAATTATGTTTAGTTGGTTCATCTTTGTTTTGTATAATCATCCCAGTTAATGTTTTCAATTGCTTTCATTGCTGTTGCTATCCTTACTTCGCTTGTATTATTGTCTTTAATAAAATCAACCTTTGCTTTTCTAAAAGCATCTTTAACCCACATATTAATTGCAGCATAATCTGACTTGTATTTCTTTCCTGTACTTGCTTTATAGTCATTTAACTTATTTATCATCCATTCTACTTCATGTGATGCAAACTCTTCATTTAATTTATTAAGTTCAGATTCAGAAAGAAAAACAAATTCTTTTATATTAATTTTTTTGTTTACTACTTGTAATTCTTCTTTCTCTTGTACTTTCTCTTTCTCTTCTTCTTTCTCTTGTAGGTAAGGGGGTTGATTACCACCTATCTTACCCCCTACAGATGGGGGTTCATTAGGGTTAAATTGTTCATCCTTTGTTTTATCATAATAACCTTTTACTTGAGTATCAATAGAATGTTTTTGTGAAATGTATGCAAAGTTAGCCATGCCTTTTAAGTTAGGCTCTATATTTTCAAATTGCTTATTTAATAACGCATCATAAAAAGCTAACCTATCTTTATCGTTTAATTCTTTTGCAACTTCATAATAACTTCTAAAAAAGTTAATTGCTTTTCTCATTTATATAAAATTAAAATCCCTTCGGCTTTCGAGGTCGTGGTCTCTACTCACCAAAGGGATAAATAAAATTTTATTGATGCCACGACTCATCTTTACAAAGATATAAATTATTTATTAATTCCACACATTTCTAAACAATTTTCACATTTTCCAATAAAAGATTTTTTATTCATTTTACTTATTAATTGCATCGAATTCATAAATTTCATTTTTTTAACATTTATAATTTTATCTAAAACAAACTTATTATTTTTTGATGGTCTAAATACAGTATCAATTGTTAAATCATTTTTAAATAACTTTTTTTGAATTTCTGACTTTTGTTTTCCAATTAAATTATCTTCGTTAAAATCACAACTAACTATTCTTAAAACTGATTTACAATAAGGTTTTAATCTATTGTATTGTTCAATTGATTTATTAATTAAATAATCATTATCTAATGCAGATACAGATGTATTAATGCAAATATTATATTTACTTATTTTATTTAATTGTTCATCTGTTAAAATTTTCCAATGTCTAGTAATTATTACAATTTGTTTTTTTGAACTAATATCGAATAATGTAAGTTGACTATTTTCTTTTATTTGCTGAATAATATTTAAAGTATGTTCCCAATTTTCAGATGGGTCTCCTGAACAACCTATTCTTATAAATTGCATATCTATACGTTCAATTTGATTTACAATATTTTTTCTATGTAATTCATTTACAAAATGTCTTTCAATAGATTTGCTAAAATCTATTCCATATCTTTTAGCTGTTTTATAAGCATAGCAATCATTATAACAACCATTTATATTTTCATTTAAACCACTATTACAACCTTTAATTGTATCTAAGTCCCAAATCCCTCTCTCATTTTTAGAAAGGGATATAACTGATTTATATTTCTTCATAACCTACCTACATTTGGATATAAATCTTTAATTTTATTTGTATCACCTTTATAAAATACATATATACGTTGTTCACATTTTGGATATTTTCTGCTATTTAAAGTTTTCTTTGCAGTAGCTCTTCTTGTAAATTCACTTTCTAAATAAATTATTTTATTATAAATATGTAATCCTTGTTCTTTAAAAAATAATTCATGTTCAGCATCACTACCATAATAACCACCATCTTTATTTCTGCTATCTCCAGTCATAACAACAAAAAATGTATTATCATTCATTACAGAAATTGCATTTTTATAACCTTCAAAAAGCATATCTCTAAACTGTTCATATGTTGGCAAAGAATTTAATTCACCTACTGGACTTTTACCGTCATAATCAATATATTTTTCAACTTTATAATATGGAGGACAACTAAAAACTAAATCATATTTTTGTTTAGGTACAAACTTAGATGTATCTGATTTTATCCATTTAACATTATAAAAATCTTGACATAAAGCATTATTTGCATCACATTGATTTTGTCTAATTTCAGAAGATAAATATTCATAACCACAGCCACCAGCTACAAATCCCATTTGAACACCACCACCAAAAGGATTATATACTCTCACTCCATTTTTAGGCATAAACATTCTAACTATTATTTCACAAGCTGCAGGGTCTAAAACACTTGCATTTCCATTTAAATCTTTTGATTTATCTGTTATAATTTCGTTATCTTTTACTTTTTGTTTTGATAAAACTACATTTGACATACCTGCTTTACCTTGCCAACAACCTTCTCGACTTGCAAATTTTGGATTTGGTATATTATATTTAATTCCACACTCTTCTAATTTATTATTCCATTCTCTTTTAATTTTTAACCATTCTCCACTTGTTGAATTCCATAAATTAGTCATAGCCATATGACATAATCTTTTAACTCTAACTTGCTCTTCATTACCATAATAAATATAAGTAAAATCACTTTTAATTAAATTAACTTTAAATCCTAATGCTAAAAAAACTTTTGGATTTTCTAAATCATGTTTATTTGATACAGTCATTACCATATGATATCCATATGTATTTTGGTCTATAATTTTTTGAACCATCATACTATATATTGATTTATTTTTTTTATCTGGATACATAGCAGATTGTAATAAACAAAATTCACCTACAATATGATTCACTTCATAAGTAAAAAATCCTGCAAATTCATCATTTATTTTTAAAATTATTGCTGAATGTTTTTGCATATTTCTTCTCGCTGCTCTATATGCTATTTTATCAATTAATGCAAGTTCAGCAACTTTTGTTTCATAACCTGAACCAATTACACTATCTAATTGTATTAGTTCAATTTTGTCTTCAAATAATTTTGATTGTTTCATAATTTTATTAAATTAAAAAACCCCTAAATGTTCAGTTGGTTTACGAAACCATGCAGCATCAACTCTGCACCTGAACACTTAGAGGCTAAATGTTTTATTGTTGATGTATTTCTTGAAATCGGTTCGTTACTCCGATAGTGCAAATATACAAAAATTATTTAACTTTCCAAACCTTTATAAAATTCTTCACGCATATTTGAGTTCATAGTATGATAAATATCGCCAATTTTATCTAAATACTCAACATCTGTTATATTTCTTTTTTCAAGTTCTTCAACTATTTTGAATCCTTGTTTTTGCCATAGATTAAAATCAGCTTTCATTTTATGTTTGAATTTACCAGTTAATTGTGTTGATTGCTCAACTGTTGATTTGAATAAACCAATTAGAAGATGTGATTCAAATTCTACTTTTGCCTGTTCAGTTGTTAGTGATTTTTCCATGTTCTTTAATTTTTAATTTGTAAATTTTAATTAATTCTTTAATTTCATCTAATGTTAGTTTAAGCGCATCCCCTCTTTTATTCATTAGTCTATTGTAAGCATCATTGCCTATTCTTAAAGGTAATCTTAAACCATATTCAATTTGATTGCCATGCTGATGCTGATTGCAGTAAACACATTGCCCATGTACATTATCTTCATTAAACCTTAAGTTTGGATAGCTGCCAACACTAAGAAAATGTCCAGCATCAAATTTACTTGTTAATGGTCTTTCACATGAAATACATGGTTTATCTGCATCTCTTAATCGAATATACTTGTTAAAGACTATTTGAAGTAAACTAAGCCATTCTGTACGGGTACGGGTGTTTTCAATCATTACCTTTTTCTTTTCCTTCCATACCTTAGTTTCTGCTAATTTAGCTGCACATTTAGCGCCACAAACAACTTGAGTAGTTTTAAAAGGAGTGAAGTTACCACCACACTCCTTGCATTTTTTATCTTTAATTTTTTTCACAGATTTTGGATTTCTTTTTTAACTTCTTGCCAATATTCAGAATCATTTACTCCGTTTGTTATTTTAGTTATTTTATAACCATTAATTCTTAAATCGCAAATAGTATTAATCATTGCCCATTTAGTATTTAATGCTTTATGTTTATCTGTAGTTAGCGATTCACATAATTGTTTAGTTTCACTTAATAACAATATTGCTTGTTCTTTTGGTGTCATGATTTCTTTCCATTAAATGATTCAAAATATTTATTAAATAATTCCCTTGCTAACTTTACTTTTTCAGTCATTTTTTCAATTACCTCTTCATTAGCATTTACTCTATAAATAAACAATCCTAAGTCAGAAATAATACGAGGGTCGAAAGAAACGAAGTCACACCACTTTCTGCCTGACAATAACATGTAACATTGCATTTGGTAATAGTATTCAGGCTGTTCACTTAAGAAAGTTTCATCATTGGTAATAAAGCAATGTTTTAAATGATTTGCGCCATTAAAAGGGCACTTTATTTCAATTAAGCCATCTTCACCTATTAATCCATCAGGGCTGCCTGTTAACCCATTTATTTCATTTGAATAAAGCATTAAACTATCTTTTACTTCATTGCCAGTTACAGATGAATAAAATTTCTTTGCAGTTGATTCGTTATCGTTTCCCCATTCAGTTGCAAAATTATTAATACCTTGCTTAACTTCACCGCTTAACTTTTCCCATACTTTTTCGAGAATATAAGTTTCTGCTGTTTTTGATAGCACGTCCTTTTTAGAACGTGCTTCAGTCATTAACTTCCATATTTCACTTCCTGTGAAATTACCTTGTCTGTTAATAAACCATTCAGGTGAATATATTTCAATTGTGCTTTCCATAATTAAATTCTATTTTTAATAATATTAAATAAATCTTTTTCTGTTATTTTTTTATCTATATATTTTGAAATTTCATCTCTATTAATTCTTAAACTTACTTCAATTGTAGCACTACAATAATTATCGCTTACAATACTTGAAGTAGAACTAATTGACGAAAAAATAATATTTATAGGTTTATTTATTTTTTTACAACTCATATTAAATAGATTTTATTAGTTTAGTTTCTACTTCTTGACTAACCTCATATTTTGCCTTTATAGCATCTATTGAGCCACCTTTCATTAAATACTCAACTGCTTCTCCAAACTTATCTGTATCGGCTTTTAAAATAGGTTTTTGAATATGTGCAGTTTGAATAGCTTTGTTAGTTGTGTTAGCATCATCATCATCAATTTCTAATGATAAAAGTGAGCAAATGGTATATCTGCGAAAATAAGAAATTGCACTACCTAATTGCTGAGGTTGTAATCCATTAGGCATAGGAATAAAAGATACAATTGAATCTTTGCCATCTGTGATAACAGTACCTATTCCACGTTCATCTATTGGCTGAGTAATTAATAAACCAACTTCTGATAATATAGGTTTTACTTCACTTAATACTTGCTTTAATGTAGCGTAGGTATTTTTAAAATGTGGATTTTTTGCATCTTTTTTAATTACATTGATTTGCTTTTGAAATTCAAGCAATCTTTGTGTTAATGATAATTGTTCGTTCGTTTTCATAATAGATAGTTTTAATTCTTTTTATTTTTACTTTTTTGTACTGAATAGACTAAAATGGTAGCCCGTCATCTTCTATTTTAGGTGTGTACTTTGTTTCATTTGAATAAGTCTTTGTTTCATTATCTTTTTTAAATGGTTCTTGAAATGATGCGCTGAAATACTTAGTTCCTTTTTGGCTTTCTTTAAACCATAAACTAATTTCCATTTCTTTGCCATTTACATTTACTTTGCCTTTGTAGTCTGGTGCTTTTTCAGATGTTTTTTTGTCATTCTTGAAGATTGCGCCTGAGTTGTTTTTAGTTTCCATTTTTCTTTTGTTTTTTATTGGTTATTGTAAATTCTTT